GCACTTCGCCCCACAGTTTAGACTCATTGCCCACCAATGCGGCACGCATGGCGTCCAACGCCGTCTCGACGCCCGCCCAACTGGTCGCCGTCACGATCGCACTCTTACGCACGCGCACCGGTGCGATGGGGTTGGCGTCCGTGCCGATGTAGTCAAATTCCCCATCCTGCCCGCCCACGCGGCTGGCAATGGCGGGCCGGTCCGCGCTGAAGTCATCGGCCATCATGCCGTTGGGCAGCGCATACGCGCCCGCCCAGGTGTCGCCGAAGCGCGCGATGATCATAGTGGGGCCGCCGTTTGCCGATACACCACCAATTCGACCGGCTTTTCGTCGTCAAACAGGCGCAACTGCGCCGCCGCGTCTTTGATGCGCCGTTCGGCCGGGTAGAAATAATTCGGGTTAATGGTTTCGTCAATCGGGCGATCATTCAATGGGAACTTTTCAACCCCGATGAAATTTCGCCCGGTGTTCATGCAAGCCTCACCCGTTGTGCCGCTGCCCATCACAAAATCAAAAACCGTGTCGCCTTCGTCGGTGTAGGTTTTTATTAGGTACTCATACAGCGCTATCGGCTTTTGTGTTGGGTGAACGGGATTCTTCGCGCTATTGAACTGAATAACAGATCGCGGAAACCGATCACCGTTGTTTTCAGTGACATAGCCGCCCACTGATTTATCACGAATGATCCCACCTACCGCGCCACGAGTGGCGCGGTAGGGTTTATTTTTTGACTTTTGAGGGTTGTACTTGTGCCCATTAAGCGAAAAGACAACAACGTCTTCATGTGCCTTCATCGGCGCTCGATTGGCGTTCAGATAGCCAGTCGCCAGCGTCTTCTCCCATACCCAACAATAGCGAAACATTTTCAGATTGCTGGCGATCAATAGGCTTGTAAATGGCTGACTGGCCGTTGTCACAAATGCGCCCGTAGGCTTCAGGACGCGCTTGACCTGCTCCCACATCTGATCAAACGGGATAACCTCATCCCACGGGCACGCCGTTGTGCCGTAGGGCAGATCGGTAATGATCGCGTCAACGCTGCCCGCGTCCATGCCGCGCATGTATTCTAAGCAATCGCCCAGATGCAAGGTATAAGCGCTCATGCAATCACCAGGCCCTGACTACGAGCGCGCCGGACAAACGCATCCGCGGCCTCTTCACCCTGCGCCTGCGTCTGGCCGGGGGCAAGGTTGATCGTCACGCTCATCGCGCCGCCGGTGCTGCCGGTGGTGGCGGGAGTCACTTCTCCCGCGCCGCCCTGACCGTAGGCAAAGCCGCCATTGGTGCCCACGCTGACCTGGCGCGCCTGAATGAGCGGGATGTATAGATCATTCGTTGTGCCGGTGACGCGCGCCAGTTCATTGGTGAAGTTGTTGATGTTGGTGATCAGCCCGTTGATGGCATCGGTCACCACTTTTTCAATGATCAAAATCGTTTGCACGATGATCTTCTGCGCGGCGAAAAATGGATTGGCCATAACCGGGGCCATTTTCTCGAAGAGCGGGATCAATGACGTTTCAACAAAATCGACCACGCCCTTGATGGCCTGCTTGATCTCCGGCATGTGTTTCTGCGCGAATTCCGTGAACTTCTGAAGCAATGGGATCACGATCGGGAGCAGTTCGCTCCCAAAGGTCACGGCCAGACCATCACCCATCATTTGCAAGTCCGCCAGGCCTTTCTTAAACGCGATCGACTTATTGACGCCATCCTCACCAATCGCCAGGCCAAACGCTTGCGCCTTGTCGGACGCCGCTTGCAGTCCGCCATTCGCCAGCGCGTTCATCGTGTCCGACAAATCCTTTCCAGACTTGCCAAATAATTCGGTCATGATGCGGGTTTTGTCTAACCCATCGGGCATGGTGGCGAGTTTATCGGCGACGCTGGTCAGCAGTTCAGTGGCGGGTAACATCTCGCCATTGGCCCCGCGAAACGCGATGCCCAAGTCCGCCATCGCCTTGCCGCTGGTGCTCAGTTTGCCGTTGCCGTCTTCCAGGCCGTTGACCAGCTTAGCCATTTGCCCGGTGATGCCGTCCACGTCGCCGCCCACGCCGCGAATTGCCACGGCCAGCGCTGCGGACTCGTTCGCATTCGTGCCCAGGACATCGCCTAGCGAATCAAGTTGATCTCCCCATTCGACGGTGCGCGCAATGCTGGCCACCATCGCCGCGCCCAGGGCCGCCACACCGGCCGCGGCCGCGCCGCCGATGACGGTGGCCACGTCTTTGGCTTTGCTGGCCGCGCCTTCCATCGCGTTGACGAATGGCCCGGTCTCTGCGACCAGTTTGACCACCATCGTGCTGAGTGTGCCCATTATTCGTCGGTTCCTTCGGCCTCAATACGGGCCGCTTCGATGGCGTCTTTCAACGTGTCGCCCAGCACGCGGGCCGCTTCGTTTGACTTCGTGTCAAACGCGGGGCGCAGCCAGGGCCGCGCCGCCGTGCCCGGATGCTGGATCGCGCGGGTCACGATCAGCCGGTTGCCCGCGTAGAACTTAAACGGGCCGCGCTTGGTGGCCAGCCGCCAGCCCGCGGGCGTGCCATATTCGGCCATTCTCAATTCGGCGTGGCCTTTGGCCGGATAGATGCTGCCCACTACAAAATCGGTTCGCTTGCGCACGCGCAGCGCCACTTTCTTGCCGGGCTTCTGGCTGATGGCGTTGGCGTTGGCTTCGGCCTGATTGCGGATGACGCGCCCGCCCTTGCGGACCGCACCGACGACGGACTTCTTCACATTCAAGCCCACCGATAACAGGTCTTTGACCAGTTGATCCGCGCCTTCAACTTCGGCCGTCATCTTCACCGTCGCCATGTGTCAGATCGTCTCCACCAAAGGCCAGGTTAATCAGCCGCACTTTGTTCAGCAGCACTTCCCACGGCTGTTTTTCAACTTCTGGCGCATCAAAGATCGGCACAAAGTCTTCCACCGTGAACGGCGTCGAGCGCTTGTCGGGGTTGCGATGCGTCTCGGCTATTACCCGCGCGATGTTGCCCGCGCGCCAGTCGGAGCGCTCTTGCCCCCACGGCTCCAGCCGATAATAGGCCATCCACTCCGCAAACTCTGCCGCTGTTATCCACCGCTGACAGTCGGCCACGCTCTTGTGGCCCAGGGCCAATGTCAGGCGGTACCAGAATCGTCGCTCTGGTCGCTCCCTGAATTTTTTACCAGGTCATCGACATCCTTGGACGTTAGACCGCTTAAGCGCTTTGCGACATCAGCCAGTCGATCGAGCGCTGCGCCGGACTTTTCGCCCAGCCAGGTCAGATCGTCATCTCCGAACAACCGATCGCCCTGCTCATCGATCGCGCAGCACGCCACCAGCCGCGCGCGGATGTTGCGCAGATTGACCTCGCGCGTGCCGTGCTTGCCACGCGCTGGCAAGAGTGACGCGGCTTCAAAGGCATCGCGTTCAGTGCCCGACATGCCGCGCACGCGGACGCTGCCGCCCCATTCGGGCATGTCCACGTCTTCGACGACCACATCATTCACCGCTTTAATTTTCGCCCGATCGAGTAACATGCTTACCCCTTACGCCAGCGTGGGCTTGCCGGTGACTTGCAGCGTGACGCTGCCCATCAGTTCACCATCCACCGGCGCGCCCGGATTGAAGCCCACCACTAGCGCCGTAAATGACCAGGTCAGCGGTGACGCGGATGGGAAGACGATCTGAAAATTGCGCTTGGTGCGGCCGACCATGTCTTTGACCAGGCCCGCGCTAAACGAATGCGTGCTGTCGGCTGGCAGCCAGTTCAGATCAAAACTGATCTCGCCCGCCTCCAACAACGTGCCGATGTATTCCTTCCACCCATCGGTGGATGAATGGCTGGTGACTTCTTTGGTGTTCAGTTTGAGGTTAGGCCCTTTGATGTCACGCACTTCGGCGATCGTGGCAAAGGTTTCACTGGTCGATCCGTTGCCGATCTTCAACAACGTGCCGAAACTGCTAGTTGCATTACTCATCGCATCCTCCAATGTTCACCCTCGCCCCTTGGGAGAGGGCCGGGGTGAGGGTCTTATTCACTGTGCCAGATCGCCGCGTCCAGCCGCACATACGGCAGGACCTCGTTCGATTGAATCTCAATGTCGCCGTCGTTGTCATCCTCGATCAGAATTCCGTCGATGCGCACCCCGCTGACCGTGCCGCGATAGCCGATCAAGGCATTGCGCACCGCCGCGGCCAGTGCCTTGGCGCTGGTGTAGGTGGCCGCCTGAAAAGTAAATTGAAACCGGCTGCGCGCCAGATTCGATGATCCGCTGTGGCTCATCGTCTTGGGGCTGCTGATCTTCTGGTAGGCGATGGCCGGTCGCGCCGCGTTCTGCGGAATGACCAGCGGGAAAATTCGCGCCGATGATCCGCTGCCCACCAACGCCGTCACCGTCGAGGTGGCCAGCAGTAACGCATTCACCGCTTCTTCAATCGTGGCCATTTGCCCTCACCCCAGCCCTCTCCCAACGGGAGAGGGAGCAGGCTATTGAACTAACTCACTGCAACTTAATACCCGCATGCGCCGGGTCGCATCTTCCGTGATCGAGTGCACGATCAGCGTGCGATCGCCGTCGCCGCGTTTCCAGACCACGATCATGGTCGGGATCAGATCGGGGTAATAGCGGATCGTCACCGTGTGCGTGACAGTCGCGGCCGCTTGCTGCTGGCTGATGGTTTCGCTGCCGCCGATAACGTCCACCTTCGCCCACAGCGTCGCCAGCGTCGTGTACGTGGGGATTTCTTCCCCGGTGGCATTGCGCACCACGGTTTTGCTCTTGATCTGGATGCGCTGCCGCAGATCACCCGCTTGCATCACGTCTCCAATCGATCGGGGCCAGGCGCTCAAAGGCGTCTCGCACTGGATTCCCGCTAACAGCATGCGGGAATGACGGCGCATCGTCGAAGGGCATCAGCCACGTTTTCGAGACGCTGTCCCAATGCGATACGGGCACATCCAGCCGCCCCAGACTGACAAAGCCCAGGCGGGCCGCGTCACGCGCAAAGGCCAGATCTGGGCAGGCATCCCGCGCGCCAGACTCGCGCAATGGGATCATCTCTAGCACTTCGCGCTTGATGAGCGTGCAGCCGAAGCCCACACCCGCCACGCGGCAAATGCGATCGGCCCGGGCCTGCGCCAACTCGCGCGGATAGCCGCTTAAACTCGCGCCGATCTGCCCGCCGGGCAGGTACTGCCACAGGCTGATGGTTCTGGACGTGCGCAGCAGATAGGGCGCGTACACAATATCGCCGGGCGTTTCCAGCAGCCGCTGCACCGCGTCGGTGTCCGGCAGCATGTGATCGTGCTCAAAGGTCAGCAGCGCGTCCCACGTCCCGCCCAGAAATTCACGCTGCGCCCACTGGTATTGCGCCAGCACGTTGCGGTGATCGCCGATCGGGAAGGGGTTGGCCCGCCCGATGTGATGATCCAGCACGCCGTCCACGCGCTGCATGAACACGGTGTTCTCGCACTCCGGCCGCATGGCCAGCGTGCCGTTTGGCAATTCCCAGGTGGGTGTAAAGACTAAGACTCTCATGCGCTTAAAGCCGTGTCCTGTAAGAGGTGAATGACTGCCGCTCAAAACGTCGCTGGCCGATCTGCGGCCTCGCCGTGCCCCTAAACTGGCCCGTTTTCGCGTCCGTTTGGGTTTGGCGGGGTTAACACGCCGGACAGCGCGCTGTGACGTAACGCAGGCCGCAACGGTGGCAGCGGTGGGGCGTTTGGCGCGGCATCGTGACTCAGAACGATCGCACTTGATTGACGCCCAGCAGGGCGCGCACGCCGTTCTCGATGGCCCGATTGACCGTGCCGCTCTGCGTGTCCTCGCGGTTTTCGTAGAAATGCCCCACCAGCAGCCGCATGGCCTGCTTGATGGTTTCCGGGACCAGATCGGGCGTGCTCCAACCGGCCACAAAGGTCACACACACCGCGTTATAGTCGCGCAGTACGGTGGTCGGCCACATCTGATAGCCGCGCAGATGCACCTGACCCGGTTCGCCGACGGTGTCTACAAAGTATTTGGCCGGATCGAACGTATATTCTGTGTCGTCCACGCCGTAATACTTGACGCTGGTCACGCTCTGCAAGGGCGGGCGCGGGATGATGATCTCGTCATCGTCGGGCCATTCGTCCAGCCACAATTCCAGCGTCTGCGTGCAGTAGGCGCGCCAGTCCAGGCCAGCGCAGAATTCGCGCGCCGCGCGGATGTAGGACTCGATGAGCAGGTTCTCATCTGTCAGGCCCGGATCGACGCGGCATTGCTGCTTGGCTTCGGCCAGGCTGAGCGGCTCAAAGGTGGGCGGCACGGTCACGCGCCATTTGCCCTCGACCAGGACGCTCACCGCTGGCTACCTTTCCGGCCCTTGGGTTTCGGCGGCGCGATCGGTTCGGCAACCGGCTCGATCGGGGCTTGCGCTTCGACGGCGATCACGGTGATGGGCGCGCGATTGCCGCCCTCACCCCGGCCCTCTCCCACTGGAGAGGGAGAATCGCCCTCACCCCGGCCCTCTCCCACTGGAGAGGGAAACTCAACCGCCTTGCCCATTTGCACCAGCGTCTTGCCGGTGGCGTCGCTCACGTCGAGGGTCTGGCCGATGCTGACCGGCTGCCCGTCGGCGACGGTGTTACGCAGTAGTTTGATGTGCATGGGGCCTCATTTCTGCGGACATATACCCCCACCCTACCCTCCCCCGCGCGAAAACGCAGGGGAGGGATTGGGGGGTTCTTAGTCGGCGTGATCTTTGAGCACACACCGCACGGTGGGCGTGACGGCATTACTGCCGCCCAGCGTCACGCTGGCGCGCAGATATTCGCCATAGGTCAGCGTGGGCGTGAAGGCTGTGCCGTCGGCACTGACCGCCGTAAACGTATGCAAAGTGACCCAGTTGCTGGCGTCGGCGCTGTGGCTGATGATGGCCGTCACGGTCTGGGCACTGGTCACGTCCACGATGCTGTAGCATTCGGCGTTGGAATAG